ACGGCCACCACGCTAATTTCCATTAGCTCGGCTTTTGTAAACACCTGCCCATACGCTCCAAGGCCCATTTTTTCTCGATCCTTCTGGTCCACTTCCATTGTTTCTTTTGGAAGGAACCCGACGCTTGTTGCCCTGATGAACCCCCTGTGTGCAAGCTGGTAAATCGTGTCGGCGAACTCATACGCTTCTTTGGGGGCAAACTCTACATCAGCCGTAAGCCTCGGAGCCGGGGCATAGCGGCGGCGTACATTATTAGCCCTACCAATCGGCGGCACAGAAGAGCCGTCGTGCGCCCACAAGATTACAGGGTTTTTCTTGTACTGCGAAAGATCCCAGCCCTTGACCTTAATAATGTCTCCAACACGATCAGGCGTTTCGTCGCTTACTAGGTAGGTAATGCGTCGATCTTTGCCGCTCTTGGTGATGATGTCAGAGCCACGAGACCTAATCTGAAGCAAATCAGGGTTTTGCTTGATAAGGGCAACGGCTTCGCCGCCCAAAGATCTCATATCGTCAAGTGAAGCCGTGCCGGAAGCCACACGGGTTGCCAGTTTCGTTTGGTCTTGCATAAGGTTATCTAAGGACGGGAATTGTAGTGCAGCGGCAGTTGATGATTTCCTCAGGCCTTGCCGTCCCAGGTTGACCTGGGTATATCACGCCGTTGGAGAACGGTTCACCAATTAAGGCTTGCTCACCATCTAAAAGCTGGTGAGACTCGCGCACTCGGGTATCTCTGCTACTAAGCCAAATATGGCTGCCAACGCCTCCGCGCCTCATCTGCTCTACGCGAGAGGCGTTGTGAGCAGTGTTGGTTTCAGTCTTTGCGATTCGCTCAACCCGGTCAGGCAACATTTTCATTAAATGCTGTATGCCTAACTCCTGATCTCGCATTGTCATGTGGATAGCTTCACCAAGGCTTCCTACGCCGCCAAAGTCCCCATTCATCAAAGTCCGAAGCACCATGCGGCTAATGTCTTTAGACAACGTACTCATGGGGCCAAGGGTCAAGAAGGCGGGGTAATCCTTGTAAAAGTCTAGGATGAACCTATCGGTCTCAGAAACAAGAAGCGGATCCGTGTTGATCTGCCCAGCCATTTCCTGAGCGCTTTGAAGCATTAGCTGAGTCAGGATAGGCGCAATCTCCGAAGCCATGTCTTCGCCCCAAGGCGTCAAATCAAGATCGAGCAGCCTGTGTATCTCAGACTCCGTATACACAAATTGCTTTAGGTCTTTTGCTTCCCCAGCCGGAGCAGACGTTACTACGCTCCAGTCGTCCTCGTTAGCGACCTCACGAAGACGCTTGCGAGCAGCAAGCAGCATGTCTCGCATGATGCGAGTAGCTTTCTTCTCAATCCGCTGAATAGAGTCTTCCTCTTCCAGCGTGTACAACTTCCAGTAGTTGTAGCGGCTTTCCTCGGTGGCTAGGTGAGAGGGCCAACTATTGCTTACTTCCGAGACCTCATCGGCAGGATCCATGTCCGAGAGATATTTACGATCCACACTATCGCGTAAGCAATCTTCGGCCCCCTCGAAGCCCCTGTTAGCCTTAGACGGGTTGTAGCCCCAGTTTTTCAGGCTAATGTCGCGCTTGCTCGGGCAGCCTTTAGCGGCAGGCTCACCCTGCTCAGCGCCTCTCATGCGCGAAATAAAGCTAATGGCGCGGTTTGCGTCCTTGACATGCTTTGCGGTCCAGTCGGACTTCTTGGTTCGCAGAAGAGAAAGGTTTCGCGCAATCACAGCGCTAGGGTCCAGCGAAGCCTTTTTAGAGCACTCGTTTTTTGACCATGACTCAAGCTCTGACGCGCTCATGTTTACCGCTTTTCTCCAAGCGGCATACACTTCGTCTAGACGCTCCTGATCTACAGCCCTTGTCTCCTCTATGGCAGCATCATCCTCAACAACAACGCCAACCTCGTCTGCGCGTACAAGCGTGCTCGGAATCCAGCGGTCCTCAGAACCCTCTAGCGTTTCTTCGTCAATGTCCCAACCCGACAGGCGGGCCGCTTCAACAAAGCTGCGGTGGCCTTCAGAGTAGAGCTTGATCGTGCGGTCCACCTTGGCGTCCATGTCTTCTCTAAGAGCCGAAACGCTGCTGATGTCAAAGTCGAGCAATAGCTCAGACACAGGGGAGTTAATTCTGTTGATGAGCTTGTACTGAATCTCATCCTTTAGGAAGTCAAGGTACGGGAGAACCGTCGTCTCCCAAAAGATTCGGTTCTGTTCACGAGCAGTAGCGTAGTTCATGGTCTCAAGGCCAAGAACCACAGGGGGGACGCCAAACATTGAAAGGATTGTTGTTCGATCCCACTTACGGAGCTTTTCGTGCTCCATTGATTGCGGGGTCATCCCAATCTCTTTGTAGGTGGTCCCTTGAGGGAGCACAGCAGTCTTCCTATGCGACTCAGGACGACCGTGCGACTCCTGCCAGGACTCTCTAATGGCCCTTTGGTCGGCATCAGTCAAGGGACCGTCAACCGTTAACACACCGCCAGGAGATCCCCCGTTTTGCAGCAGGGCTTCGTCGTAACGATCAATGATGAAGTCCTTAGAAGCTGTGCGATATGCGGCCTGCATTGGCCCCATGCCCCGCAGCGGGTTATACGGGTTGACCTCTGCGATCTGAACGATTGCGTGCGCTGGGTAGTCAACGTGCCCAGTTGCCGTTGAAAACCTCCACATTGCAGGCAGCTTTGTCTCGCTGTCTATCAAGGCCTCAACCAAATCGCCTCTCACGGGCCAGATTTCTTCCGGCTCCTCAATCAAGGCCATCATGCCTGATGTGCCGCCTACGGCCTCAACAGGCACCATTTTGCCGTTAGGCGCTTTCTTAAGAAGTATTAGAAAGGTCTCGCCATATAGCTGCTGAGAGGTGCAGATGGCCCGAAAGAACTTTCTTTGGGATTGTAGCGGGTTAGGAAACTGAAGCACCTGAGACAGCACAGTGTCTTCAACGGTGACAAACTCACCGTTGACTTTACGCTGCATACGCGCCGGGACGCTAGAGGCCGCCCTGCCAATGGCCGTGACGCAAGCGTAAATGTATGGGTGCTGGGCATACGGCCTATTTAGGTCTGCCTCACCACCAAGGCCCGCAATCCAACGATAGAAGTTTGAGCCGCCACTATCGTTGGCTACATACCCACCCTTAATGACTGAGTTGACCGTATCGCCCTTACGGCTGTAGGGGCTAAGGTCGTCCTCACGACCGGGAACGGCCTCCAGGCGCTTGTCTTCCTGCTGACCAGGCACAGCGCGGCCATTCTTATGATCGCTAATCATTAGCCTCTTGCATATACGATAGCGGGGAATGTATCAATAGCGGGAAAAGCTCCAGCCACAATATCTTGTGGCTGCACGCATGTTGCCGGGTATCAACCACCACCTGTCGCATTAGGCGTTTTTGGCTTTTAGGAACTTGCTCTTGCCGCAAGGTTTTCCCGCTGATATTCTTGAAAAGGGCCGCTAAGGACCCCAAGATCACCCCTCACCCCTTCAAGGAAGGCAAATATGTCCCGCAATAACGACTCAGGATTAAACCAATGGTGCGGTTCCGCGCTACGCATTCGTCGCGTTGCCGCCGGACTTACCCTCAAAGACATGGCTGACTCGCTAAATAGCTCGACCTCTACCATCGCCCGGTGGGAGACCGAGGAGCACCCTCCTCCGGCTGACAGCGTAAAGCGGCTATCAGAGATTTTCAGCATAGACCCCGAAGACTTTAGCCGCCCTCCTCGGGTTGTGTGATGCACGCAGAAGGCCCTCCCCTTTGGAAGCACCAGCAGCAGGCTGTTGACTTTGCCCGAGATCGCCGAGCCACCTTGTTTCACATGGGGCTGGGCACCGGGAAGTCTCGGACTGCTATTGAGGTGGCTAGAGAGTCTGGCGCGAGCCAGATACTCATTTTGTGCCCACTCTCGGTGGTTCCAGCGTGGAAGGAGCAGTTCAACCGTTTTGCCCCGGAGTTTGAGGTGGCGACACTTAACAAGGGGTCGGTGAAGAAGAAGCTCAAGGACGCCTCTTCTTTGGCGATGAGCGCGGCCTACAGCCAAAAGCCCTTCGTCATTGTCGTCAACTACGAGTCGGCCCGATGTGAGCCCTTTGCAAAGTGGGCGATGAATATGATCCAGTGGGACCTGCTCGTTATGGACGAGTCTCATCGTATCAAAAGCCCCAAGGGCATAACCTCAAGGTGGGTGTCGCGTCTTTCGCAGGAGTGCAGTAAGCGTCTTGCTCTTACGGGCACCCCTATGCCTCACTCGCCGCTGGACATCTTTGCCCAAATGAGGAGCCTAGACCCTAAGCTCTTTGGCTGGTCCTTCTTCAAGTTCCGCCTGCGCTACGCAAAGATGGGCGGCTTTGGAGGCAAGCAGGTCGTCGGTTATCAGAACATGGACGACCTTAGAGACAAGATGGCGACACTCACGTTTCAGGCTGACCGCTCTGTGCTTGACCTGCCTGAAGCCATACATGAGAAAAGGCTTGTTGAGCTTTCACCAGAAGGGCGCAAGGTCTACGACGAGCTAGATCGAGACTTTTGCGCCTTAGTGCGAGAAGGTGAGATCGTCGCTTCTAACGCTCTGGTAAAAATCCTGCGTCTTTGCCAGATCACGTCAGGGCTTGTAACCGTGGACTCTGAC